TTTCTCCTTAGTAAATTATAAAGCCTTTTGCTTTTAGATAGTCACAAAAGAATCCGAATTTAGCATATCCACGACGCCCTGCGAAAAAATTCGTATGTGTCCATTCTTCGTATACTTGGTCAAGCGTTATTATTTTCATGCGGCCTCGTGCTTCATTCGCGATTTTTTACCATATAATGTGCGTTCCCGACATCCCTTTTTTATATTTTCTTTTTCCCATAAGGGTTGCAGATTTGTATAATGAAAACATTTCTTTTGATGTTCTGGATCTTCGAGATTAAACGAAACACATGGCATTTTATGGTCCACGTGCCAACCACCTCGACCATAATTGTTTCTTGTCATGCCAGCCTGGAATTGACTTTCAAGATGTGACCATAATGCTTCCGGCGTGCATCCCAAAAGTTCCAATGTGCTGGCAGATTTAATATCTTGTCTTAATAATAAATTTATTTTATGCCGTTGTGAATGTATAATTTTAAAAATAATATCGTTTTTTCTTCTTGTTCTCATGTATTTTCGTGCTTTAATTTGCTTTTTTTCTTTGGTTTCAATCCTCCGATCATAATCTATTTTATGACATTTTCTAGAACAAAATGATTGGTTTGGATGATTTAGTGATGTTATGAAAATATCTCCGCATAATTTGCAAAAATCATAATAGACTGGTCGTAATAATTTTTTTATCCTTCTTGAGTTTTTTATATATGCGATTCTTTTTGCATTTTTGTTTCTTATCTCTCGTTCATATCTTTTTCTATAGGCTCGCATTTTGTCGCTTTTTTGATATTCTTTTTGTTGCTTTTTATATTTTTCTAATTTTTTATACTGCTTTTGATATTCCTTTCTCGTCGGTTTTGCATCATGTTGTTTTTGTATTGATTTCCAATGATCCGAATTTTTATAACAAGACTGACTGCAAAACATTTGCCGGGGGTGAAATTTGTCTGGAAAATACTCACTATGGCATATCGGGCAAATCATTATCTAAATACCTTCCCATCATATTGAAATAACTTCTTGCCGTCCCTCGATCTTAACACCCATTTTTTTTCTGAATCTTCATCCATTGTTTTATCAGCGTTCCTCATTCGTTTCAATATTTCAACTCTTATTTGTTCCTTCCGTTTATAAAGTGGACCGCTGGTTCCGATTTCAGATGTAATATTTTTATATTCAGCGGCAAACCTTTCAATTTCTTCATCTCCAATTATGGTGCCAGCCGCGACCGGACACAGTGCCTTGATGTCATCATATGTTTTCGGCTCAGGCGGTATTCCGGTCAATACATGATTTTCCCAAAAGTCGCGGTAATGGATGAGCATGAGGGCATGTAGCTCTGTGTTGACGCGGATGTGGTACCGGTGGAAATAGCCCATTTCGTCGAGAACTTTAGCCCATGATAATATTTTGTTTCCGGTCATGGTGTTTTCTGGACATCCCGGTATAATTCCCACATCCTCCCACTCCTCCACACGCCGGGGGAAAACCAGCACCGACAGAATGACTTCTTCCGCGCCAGTGCAGATCATCTGATGCTGGCATTGTATTTGATATTCCATAGGCACCTGGTCTGTGCCGGGTTCGCCGAAATGATCGCGGAAATAAAATGCGGAGGTTGTTTTCCCTTCGTGCAAAATTTTTTCCCAGGGATCACGTTCACCCTGTTCGTATTGCCCATCTTGATGACAGGTTATATATTCTAAATTTGCATGAGATAATTTTTCACGGTTTATAATTTTATTATTTTGTTTCATCTCCGCCAACTCTGTCACCGCATACTCAAACGACCTCCCCCATCGGAGCGCGGCGTTGTCCTCAAATACCGGCAACTCGTAATTATGTTCGGCACAAAATCCGGGTTGACGGGATTCCATGATATTGAGCCAGACATGCACCGGAGTTTGCCAGTCGGATAGGCCGAGGATTGCGGCACCGCGAGAGGCGCTGATATTTATCGGTAATGGCATATTATTTCATCCTTTTCATCGGTTTCGGATCCCCCAGGTCGCGCCTCATGCCCCTGTTTTTACCGTCCTGCGCCCGGCAGACGATGAGGCCGTCGATCCAGTTTATGGGCAGGATACGAGTTATTTGCTTTGTATAGTGATGGTCACCGCCTGTTTTATTCCACCATTTTATGCGGCGACCGTTTTTATCTTTATGGTGTGCGTACTTTGTATGTAGCATAAAGCATTCGGTTTGAAAACTGTTTTGACCTTTCCAGTGTTTAGGCCATATCGTATTTTTATTACGCTGTGATCGGGCGACGTTGATGCAGTCTTCCCGTGCTGCGGCAACATAACGTGCGATAACGTCCGGGCCCGCATACATGTCGTCGTCATCTATAAATATGTACCATCCCGGACCGGCGGGTATTGCATTTAAAAGGGAGTTGTTGTATAAATTATACGGAGCTGTGCCGGCATGCCGTGGGTGGCGTTTTCCCCTAACGATGATATTGCCCTTGACGTAGGTGTCGCGCTCGTCGTCGGTATGGACGATCGTAATAATATTTTTATACGTCTGCGCCTCGATCGATCGCATGAGCTGTGCGAAAAACTTTTGGCGGCCGCTGGTACGGATCAGGATGTAGACGGGGAGCATGTTATATCACCGCATTCGCAGGATATTTTGTCGCAAACGGCCTGTATTCATCGGGTGAAATTTTTCCACAATTTTTACACTTCATTTTTGGAATTACGTTCCTATGGAAATTATCATCATCATAACCGGTGCCAGTTAGTTCATGGCAACAATGTTCGCATTCATAGATTGCATAAAAATCACGACGCGCGTCTGTTCGGTAATTTTTTTAATTTTCATAACTTCACCTCAATTATTATCGCTTTCTGCCAGCCCTTGCGTACTACTGGCATGTCGAGAACGTCTCTTACGCGCGCTCCATGCACCCACGTGGGCACCGATTTTATGAGCTCGTCGAATGTTATACTCACCGGGTCCATCGCATTGTTTTTTTTACTCACTGCGCCGGTGTGCTCATGTTTTTTAGACCATTCCAGAATCAATAGGCCTCCTGGCCTGAGCTGTTCCGCCCATACCTCCAGTGTCGCCGCGGGGTCGTAGGCGTGGTCGAAGGAGTTGGAATAGATGAAGTCGAATTTACCGAGCCATACCGGAAGCGAGTAGTTGAAGTCCCATTTGTATATATAATTGTGATCTGATTTCCCGATTTCAGTGCCATAGACGGGACATTTCATGTAATCAAAAAACCATTTTACTTCGGCACCGCAACGCACGCCGTGACACATCCCGCGTTCAGGTACAATTTTCTTCATGATATATATTGACAAAAACTTAATATTCTCCTCGCTCGCCCACACTTTATCTTTTTTCTTTTTAAACCCATCACGCTGGGCGGCGACGTATTCGGCGTAGTTTTTATACTGATGGAGTTTCATTTGTATATCCGTTCAATTATTTTTAGAATTATGTTTTGTGCATCCTTGATTCGATGTATGAATAAACAAAATTTGATTCTTATTTTTTGCCAGCGGGTAAACGCAATCCCTGGACGAGCCAGCATCCGCATTGCTTCAAATGAGGTTAGAAGTGAATTTTCTATTTCGCGTTGAAATGATTGATATGCGGTTTCGGTTAAATTCATGGCTTCAACACCGGTCCTATCGGCATAGTTCTGACGCTTGCTAAGTCATAATAAAATTCTAAAAATTTATTGGCCCAGCCACTTTTACCTGATTTTTCGACCTCACCCTCCATGTCGTTTTCTATCCTGTCGATGAGTTCTGTAACAAATATCATTTCGTCGGTGTCTAGGGGGTAGATATAATCTCTCATATTTTCGCCCACCACGTAGAATCAAAATCTTTTTCAACATGCGCTCCAAAAATTTCGGTCACGGCTCTGAAAACTCCTTTTCTACGCGGGAAATCATGTCCGCCTATCCATCCGCCCTTTCTGACTTTCGGTAAATACGCCTTAATATCGGCGAGACAACCTTGATACGAGTGTGCCCCATCGATAAAAATTAAGTCCAGTGATGCGTCTTTTATCTTGGCAGCGGCTGCAATGCTGTCCATTTTAAAGATGTGCACACGTTTTGGAAACGGTGCAATGCGATGCAAATTTTCGTGATATGCTTTGTCAAACGTTACCTGGCTATATCTCGACATCCGCGCCTCGGTTTCAACGAGTTGTTCATCGGGCGTGTACACCGTCCAGCGATCGACCTGAATTATTTTACTTAACGGCCGCTGTTTCAAAATTTGCTCCGAGAAATGGCCGCACCAGACTCCCACCTCCGCTAGTCTGACTTTCTTATTTCTCGGCAGCCGTTTAAGCGCGGCGTCCCAGCGGTATTTTTTAGTTTTCATAATTCCGGTTTCTCCTTAATATTTAATTCCCGCATCCCGGCTTCGGCACCGTAACATAGCCGTGAATCAATACATATTTTATTGTGTATCTGTTTCCCATGCTGGTGCGCTGCAAGTATGACGCGATAATCTTTGTCTTTAACCGATTTCATGGCCCATTGCGCAATAGTACGCCGTGTTATCATGCCTGCAAGTTTATGGGACTGGGCAACTGACTTGCGCCATAGGTCGCGGTAATACTGCTCGTAATCGTGGCAACCATAGACAACGGAGCCCACGCTGGTTTTATAGCCTTTTCGCTCCATCATTTTTCTGACGTGCGATTCCGGTTTCGTTTTGTCGTCCTCAACAAAACGTAGAGCTTGCCGTAATAGCGATGTTCGGTATATATGCACCCCGGCCCGGCGCCGGCGCATCATGATTTTGTCGTCGGTTTTACCGTCGAGGCAGAAAATATTTTTCTTTGATTTATTAAGACGATATATGCCGCGCGCCAGGGTGCCAGAGTATAACAGCACATCGGCGTCAACGACGGGTATCCATTCCTGTCCGAGCTCCAGGGCTAATTTATACGTCTGCCTTATGGACTCACCAAACGGACAGGCGTGGATGACGTGGACCTCGCCCTGCTTAGCCGCGAGTTTAATACATCGTTGTTCGGTGCGCTCACCGCAGGCGCGGATGATGATGTGCATTATTATAATATCCTATTCATATAATTGCGGCCCGGAATTTCACCGGACGGGATAACAAATTAAGAAAGCCTGTTATTGATAACCCGATACGCCAAAACCTCAGCCTTGATCGAATTGACAGTTGCTTGAATATCGCGGCTGAGGATTTTCTCAGCATCAATATTCAGTGTGTCTGTTTTGTTTTTTTCAATTGCATCGTTCACACGCTTCACCGCCTTCATGCCAATGACTGTTATTTCAGGCAAACTTTGAGAACTTAATTTCATGGTTTCGATCGTGTTCATTTTGTACTCCTTTAATTTTTTTAAGTGCTTTTTTAAATTTTGTGTTTGTAACGCATAATTCAACGATTGGCTTTATTTCTTGTTGACATGTTTTTTTATTAAATCGAATTCCATTTATTATGGCAATGTTTTCCCTTGCCTCTTCTCTGAGTCTTTCGCGATTTTCATAATAATATTTTGTGCGCAATTCTTTTTGTGATTCATAATTCTCGTAGTAATAATTTTTATGATACAATAGCACTTTGGCTCTATTTGCGAAATTGTATTTTTGTCGGTACGCCTGAACTTTCTCAAAATTATTTTTTATATAATTTCTATTTCTCATGAGAATTTTTTCTTTATTATTATTCCTATATCTTCTATCTTTTTCTGCTCTCCTTTTTCTGAATGCTTCATCATTTCGATAATGATTTCTATAATAAGTTCTCCTATGTTCTATGTGTAGTTTTCTCCAATTTTCAGTCGATTTATGTTTGCAATCTGTGCATTGCGAATCAAGACCATCGGCATATTTTGAATTATGCGAAAACATAGATAGCAGTTTAATCTGCTTACATTTTGTGCAAACTTTATGAAGTTGATCAACATAATGCTTGTCTGCGTTTACTTTTAAGTTTCTTAATTTTCGCTTTGCTGCATAAATTCTTTGTCTCTCAAGGCACTTCTCGTGATGCTTTTCTCTGTATCTTTTTTGCCATGTATTTCGTTGTTCAAAACTATATTTTTTGTGGGGATGTTCTTTCTGGTATTGTTTTTGGCATTCCTTACAACACCAGTGATGTTTATTTCCATCTTTATAAAACTGATTCAGCGGCTTTATTTCACCGCACTTATTGCATTTTTTACTATCCACGGCACTCGCCCGCATATACCTTATCCAACTCCACCACCTTCTTCCCATCCTCATCAATGCACTGCGTCCTCGGCTTATCTTTTTATCGCCCGTATCAATTGTTGTACAAAGTCTCTTGCGTCAGATTCATTTATTGCTATAGTCACCGAATCAATCTGATCGCCATTTAAATATATACGTATTATATATTCAGGGTCTTCGTCTGTTTCTTCATGTGTTGTTTTTACAACAACGATTCGTAGTGAATGATTATAAAAATTAGCCTCAAATCTAATTTCATTCGCCATTTTTCATCTGCCATAGTGCAAGTTTTTGCCGGGCACTCTCTAAATTCACCGCGACGCAGAGAAATAATTTACCGGCATTATTGCGATAATCAAATGCGATATACTCTTTTTCAGTTATTTCTGAAAAAAAAGTCTCGTGTTGGCTCTCGCCAGGTTTTAGATTTTTTGGATCTAACATATCACCTCGCATAACAATTCGTTAATTTTGGATCATCATAATCGATACACTGCATATCAATATCATCGCAATTATAATCATCGCTGAAAAATCCTCCATATTCTGAAGAACATTTTTGCAAAATATTACCGTTACAATGATATTCCCCAGTATTGCAATGACTGTTATTATATAGTTCTTGTAGTAATATCATTTTGCGGTTGTGATCATTGTTAATATAATTTTCATAATCGCAACTGGATAGGAGCAATAATATAAGGAATATTTTTTTCATATCAGTTGTTCGCTTTCATTATAATTTCGCACCATTCCGGAGTTGTTTCTCGATATTCTGAAACACGACTATTATATTTTCCGCAGAATATCTCTCCAGGGAAAAATAATGTCGAGCATTGCGGGCAGTCGGAACAAGTGGTTATTTTCATATTATTATTTAACCAGTTTATCGTAACACGTTCGGCACATTTTATCCGTGCCATATCCCCATAAATTATTAAAATATCATCGCTGCGTTTTTCTTCCACAATTCCTTTATCTTTTTAAATCCAGAGCGCTCGTCTGCCTCTAACATTTCAACAAGGAAGAATGGTATTACTTTATATTTAGAAATTTTCAGTTTCTTGATCTTGCCTGTTGCCTCGGTATAACGACGGTGTATATCATCGGTAATAGGCTGCAGGGTGATTTCTTTTTTCATATATTCCTCAATTTTATATGATTTCTTTTATGGACAATCCGGTGGCTTTTTCGATAACTTGTTGTATCTTACATAAGATACAATTATCTGGGTTTTCATCGCAAATCGGATCATCTTGAAAATATATTTTCATATTGCTCTCGCATCTGGGTAATCGTTACCCTTCGATTTTCGATTATCGATATATGATATATAACTATTGTTGTAAAATTTGTCAAGAAAATTTTTAAATAAATTGATATTTTTTTTGAATTTTTACTTGAAAAATATCGATAGTTATATATGTTGTATTAAAACATAAAAAATGTCATATTTTATATCTTTATGGGGGTTACCATAATGGAACCAAAAGAAAGGTTGAAAGAAATAATAAAACGAAAACGCATTAAACAGGAAGATTTATCAAAGCAAACTAAAATCAGCCAACAATCACTTTCTCGTTTTTTTAATAAATCCTCAAAGGATTTTGAAAAAATGAATAAAATTTGTCAGGCCATAGGCATTGAACCTCACGATTTATGGATACCTAAAGGTGCCCAAATTGAAAGCATGAAATTGCCAGATGCAACTGCCAATTTCCTTATTGCTTTTAATAAACTTACGCCGGAATTAAGGGATTTATTGATTGATTTCACTTTTAGGATTTCTGGGCTTTTAGGAAAGAAATCCACTCCATAAATAATTTCTGTTTTTGTGCAATTTTCATCTCTAGGTCAGGGATCTGGTTCGCCAGGTCCCATTTTTTGTTTATTTTGTTCCAAAATTCCTGAATCAGATTTTTTTTCACTATCATTACCTTCTCCTTCCGGGTCATGATTGGCCCGGCCATTTTGTTTTTTGTCGACTCGATCGATGAATTCCTCTGATGTGACATAAATCCATTTCCCATTATCATCTTTATAATGGATCAATTTTTTGCGATCAATTGGCTTCCATGATGGAAGATCATATATATTGCCATCACAAAAATCTTTTATTAAGCGTGCCGCTAAATCAGATTTTCCAATTCCACACTTTTTTCTTATCGTCTCGAATCTGTTCGATAGCTCTGTCGGAATCCAAAAATTAACTAATGTCGACCCATCCTTTTCCCAGTGTTGCTGTTTTTTAGATATCATGAGCATTTTACCCCTCACTGTATTTTTCTCATCTCTAGGTAAAATGTTCGGTTTACTTCTCTTTATTTATCATTATGAAATTATAATTTTTATTACTTATTTTTTGTATAGTAAACAGACGATAAGATATATTATGTCTCATAATAAATTTATTTTAACAATTATTACCTTTATATACCTTATAATTTCATAATTACTTACTTATACTTTTTATGATAAAATATGTCAATATAAATTTCAAAAAAATTATTTCTTTATTTGAGCCTTAATCTTATCGAAAAATAATTTTGCAACGCTTGACGGTGATTTATGGTAAGCTGCTCCGATAACACTCATTATGCCGCGTCCTTCGGATAGCCCACCACCAGAAAAACTAGCACTGATAAGTATCGCGGCGGTTTCAACATCAACCATTTTCATCTGGGAGCTAAAAACAACCCCGCTGCGGCCTGAATATTTAAGCACTACAATCGCATTGGTCCCGAGGATTTTGCCTGCATCGATTGCTCCTTCGACAGTCATAATACCAGTCTGTGAAAATTGATGCTCTGCCAATATTTTATTGATATTTGCCCGGTCTATGACATTAAATCCCATGCGCATGAATTCGAGCTCTATTGATGCTTCAAACGCAGAAATATCCCTCGCATCGGCGTCCGTCTTATTTTCCTCTGAAAATATGGCGATTTTATTATGTTTATTGACCGATAATCTGGGACTTACCACTACGTCATTATCAGCGGCCATTAATGACCCGGTGATAATACATAAAAAGGCTATCCATTTATTCATAATTGCCCCCTAGAAATATTTTTATGTCTCATTAGGTTTATTTATACCTAAACGCCTTTAACTTAATCGTCGGTTCCATCTGCACCAGGACATCGCGGACCCGTTCGGCATCGCTGACCCGGGTACAGCGGATAATTGCGTCTTTTCCCTTTGATATAATATCCTTGATTTCAATTTCCTCTTTCATTTTATGGTCAATAATATTCTCAATTTTTTTAAGCACTCGCTCGGTCGCCTGTTCTTTAAATACTTTCGGCTTTAAATTCTTGGCGCGCGCTTCTTCTTCGATATTGTTCACAAACAACTCTAGGGACCGCTCAACCTCGCTTTCGTTCCATTTTTTCTGCTTAATGAGCTGGCTTATCTTGCGCTTGGTTTCCTTATCGTCGCCGATAAAGTCATCGATCATTTTGATTTTTTTATAGCCAAGGTCCGCAAATTCAAACTCGGCGTTCAGAAATACATATCTATGCCTTTTTGCCTGGCGCCATGATATCCCGGCCTCACTGCGGTGATCGTTAAACCATGATTCTGCACTGGTATATTCTGGTTTTTTCTCGGGATCTTTATAATATTCCTTGTACCATTTCTCAAATTCTACCTGTATCTGCTTCTGGAGTTCTACCACAAAGCGTCCCAGCATCCAGTCCGTAGCATGATAAAAGGTGACCATGCCGTGCAAGGCTTGCGCATATTTTTCATGGTCGATTGTCTTATACCACGCTCCCTGCCGGCCATAGATGGCCCACCAGTCTTTTGAGGTTATGTTTTTAAACCGGTCAAGGCTACCGGGTTCGATTGGCATTATGTCTGTTTCCATGATTCTAAACTATAAAAATTGAATATTTTTGTCAAATTATTTATTCAATTTTATAATTTACATTTTTATTCATTTATTGATAATCGATTATCGATATGCAATAATTAATAGGTAATGATGTCCCGAACACCCCATTTAACACTTTTTCTGTTAAATTTAACATCTTATAATCTATTTAAGTAAAATGCTAAGTACTGACTGGTTCAGCACTTACGACGTTTTTAACAGATTTAACAATTTAACATGTTTTTCCAACACATATATATAGATACAGTATTTAACACATTTATAAAAATACACCAGCCATATTCTCCCACGTTTGAGACATAAAAACATGTTGAATCAGTTAAATATGTTAAATATATACATAATAGGTATAATATATAATAATAATATAATAATATTTATTCTTTCTTCCTTATTATTGTATGTTATTCTATCATGTTTTTACCCTGTTTTTTTTAACATTTCTGGGTTTAAAATCTGTTAAATTGATGTTAAATTATGTTAAATGGTCAAATTTATGTTTTTATACAGATAATAAAATATACTTGACTTTTTATCAGAATCAGTCATATTTTGATTATGTCCGCCGCCTTCACCATCGACCTCCGGGACCTCAGAAAACTTGAACGCTTTTTTAAGGCTGCACCGCAACTGATTAAGCCGGTAACGGCGAATGTGTTGACCTCATTGGCATTTAAGACGAGGGAGTATGATATACAGAATTTATCAGCCTCAATGATAATTCGTAATCCGGGTTTTATGAAGTCATCACTTAAAGTGGACAAGGCCACCAGCACAAGAATCGAAAATCAAATAGCCAGGGCGTATTCCATAAATCGGCCAAATTTTACAGGATGGGAGGAGCAAGAAAAGGGTAAAACTTCTCCTAAACATAGGGCGGGCACTATTCATGCCAGAAAAGGCAATATCAGAAATACTATGATGGCAAGGGCTCGGTTTAAGGCAGGGAATAAATTTTATAGGCCATCACAATTTCAGGGTAAGAACCGGCAACAGTCTTTCTATTTCATGATGAGAGTATTAGGCACAAGGGGTACAAGCGAGTTCTTATTAACAGAGGATATGCCCCTAAAGAATGGCGTATTAAATAAAGGACTATACCAATTAAAGAATCATAGAATAAGGCGTTTACAGAAACTAGGGAGCATACGGCAACCCAAGCGCATATTGTGGCGTACTGCATCATTACGATCATTACGGGTAAGAAATGATGTGGATAAGATATGGATTGAGTCTATCAAGCGTATCATGCAGAGATATAAATAATAATCATGCCCCACCCCCCACATATAGCATTTTAGTATTTAATTATTTTACAAGGTACTCCCAGCACTTTTAGCTTTAACGACCGCCATAATCGTGTTGCTCGCGTTTTTTCTGCTCGAAAGTCAACTAGTGGTTGACTTTTTACCCCGTCTATCTCATATTATGTCGCATGAATCTCATCACCCCGACCGAGCTCGCCCGCCGATTACATATATCCAAACAGGCCGGACATAAATCTGTAAACAATGGCCTCATCCCATCAGTCAGAAAGGGAAAAAAGAAAATGGTGGATCTCGACGACCCTGCGGTCATCGAATACATGTCAAACGACACGCCACAACGTGAGGTAGTGAGGTCGGAGAAAGCGGCGGGAATTAACGTAAATTCAACTCCCCTTTCGGAGATAAAGACTGAAATCCATCCAATAAACGCAACCACGTCGGACTTACGGACAGAAAATCAACCCACAAATAGGAACGCGCGTTCTGACATAGAGGCACTTGATGCCCACCAAATGAATCAATATGGCAAGAGCATAAAAATCCGTAAAGACGCCTTGCAAGTCGCCATATTGGAAAAAAAATATGTGCCCTGGACATTTATTGACGATGCGGTGTTTAGATATATCGAAAAATTACACATTACTCTTGAGCGGTCCTCGTCCGTTTTCATTAACGAAGTCGGCCAGAAAATCCTTGAGGCCGGTGAAATAATGCCTGCGCATATCGAAGCGTTTACAAACCTGGTACTTGAGGCTATTCATACAACCAAAAATTCAATCGCAAAAAACTATAAATCGTATGAACCCAAACTATAGTATAATTTATCCACGCCTATATTCGGCATTCAACCGCCTTCCTACGCGCACCCATAACCCGTCGATCGTGGAATATGCGGAAAAGACTATAATTCCCGCAGGAAAATATCGAGGCCTACAATTCAGGCATAGCCGGTCCCCGCAATTAAAAGAGCCGCTGTCTTTGCTATCCCCCGATAGTCCCTTCCGCGAGGTGGTTATGATGACGCCGGCACAGTGGGGAAAATCTACCCTGGCCGAGCTCTTTATCATGTATTATATAACACAGGTACCGAGTGAAATACTTTATATTTCATCAAACGAGACTGCCGCCATAAAATGGCTTGAGCGCCGTATTTCACCCAGGGCAGCGGCGGCGGGAGTTCATTTCCGTACCGAAGTTGATAGTAAAGGCACGCGCAAAACGGGTGACACAACATATTCAAAAATATTCCCAGGGGGAAATCTTGACATAGCATCCGCCCTTTCCCCGGCCCAGCTCGCACAGGAAACAAAGCGCATAATAGCAGGCGACGAAGTAGACCGCTGGAAAATTATTCTCGGCGACCAGGGGTCCGTACTCGATCAGATCAGGGCCCGGACCCAGGCATGGGGCAACCAGGCTAAAATCTTATGGATTAGCACACCCACCACCGAGGACGCATCGGTAATATTACAACTTTTCCTCATGGGAGACCAGCGTTTTTATTTTGTCCCCTGCCCTTATTGCGGTTATGGCCAATTAATGGACTTTTCCTATGGCCGGGCATTTGGCCTGCACTGGGAATACAAACAGGGCCACGTAAACCGTAAATCGATTGTTCTTGTCTGTGAATCCGGAACTTGCGCCCGCGAAATCCACGAATCGTCAAAAAATACAATGCTTAACGGTGGAGAATGGCGCAAGTCTGCTATTCCGCAATACGATTTTATCGCGTCGTTTAACAATCCTGGTTTATATTCCCCGATGTTGTCCTGGTATGAAATGGTGATCGCATACGAGGAGTCGCTCAAGGGTCCGGTAAAAAAGCAATCATTTGAAAATCTAAAAATGGGGAAACCTTTCAAGGAAATCGGCACCCGGCCAAAAGTCGAAAAGCTGATTGAAAATCGTGGTATATATAAATCCGGGACAGTCTCGAATGGCGTATTGTATCTTACCGCCGGCCTCGACATGCAGGAAGGAAGTAAAACGGATGCGAATAATCCGCCACGTCTTGAAATGGAAGTGCTGGGAATCGGTGCCGGTTATCGCACATGGTCAATTGAATATAATGTTTTTAAAGGCGAAATTCTTGATCCCTATTCCGGCGCATGGGAGGATCTGCATCAATATGCGTTAAAAAACGAGCTCACCTACTACCGCGCCGACGGTTTCGGGTTTCCCATATCGTTGATATTTATCGACTCTGGCGACTTGCCCGATATCGTATATCGTTTTTGTCAGCGTTGGCAGAATACCTACCCATCCAAAGGGTTTTCTGCCCTCAAACGCCGCAAAACAGAAAAAGGCGATGAAATAACCGAGGGTAATTTTCGGCGTTACCGCGCCGCGAAATTAAACGAGGACATCACGCTCTACGAGGTGAGCACGAATTATTACAAAACGCAGATATACCATAATCTGGGAATAGCCCGTCAGCCGGTTGATCCCCAACGGCCGGGTTTTTGTGACTTCCCCGCAGATTATGGTGAACGGTATTTTGAAATGCTTACCGCAGAGGAACGGCGCCGGGACGGTAGTTTTCACAATCCGACCGGTCGTAGGAATGAAAGCCTTGACTGCCGCGTGCTGGGATTATGTGCGTCAGACGTATTCCTTGATTCTGAATTATTAAATTATCGCGCCGCCGCAAAACAGCAGGGACTCCATATTTCGGTTATTCAGAAGATAACGCATAAAACGGTTATTGAGGAGATAGAACGTCAGACGGCAGTGAGGAAAATAACGGCACCCGCGAAATAAAAAGCCCCCCATGTGAGGGGCCAGAGTGATATTATTTTTTAACTTTCGGCCTTCCCCCAAGTTTCCCATTCTCACGGCTGGACTTTTGTTTAGCGGGGGATTTTGAGGAACCGCCTTTACGACCTAGAGTTGCAGCAGCAGATTTAACTGGCGACATCTCGTGCCGAACCTGATCTACTGTTATATTTTCACCATATCGTTGTTTCAACATCCGGGCAATATTTTTCCATTCTTCCCCTCCATGAGCATCCGCACGATTGATGATGGCGTGTCGTGCGGTAAATACCATATCAGCCGCCAGAGTGAAACCGATTTCCGAATTAGGGTTTTTATCCAGCATGTCATCGTAATGTTTTTTTGTTCTCATTATTTCACCACCTGTAATTTTGTTTTTTCTGATAGTTGGTCTCCAACCCACCCAACTAACATATTTATTCCATCACTATGATTTCTAGTCCGCTTGATATCGGTTAAATAATCGTGGGTTTTAATCATTGCATAATTAACTGGTAATTCACAACATCCATATTGTCCCATTCCCATACATACCCACCAATCATATTTTAATTTAATATTTTCATCAGCCATGTGCAAATATCCATGTCCATCAATTTGAGTTTTGCAAAATTCATTATATGCCCTGGCTAATTTAATTTTAAAATCATATTCGTCTGCATTAAATTTAACTGCGAATGAATATAGATTGCTAATTCTAAATTTCATTCATCGCCTCCACGTTCATATTCATCACCATAAATTTCAGTTTTTAATTGATTAACCGGAGGCCTCCAATCTGTTCCGTGTTTTTCACAATAGCCACCATTTGATAAATAAATCGGCTCCCTACCACACAGGGGGCAGTGTTCCCATAATTGACCGTTTAATTTTTGCATTTCGTTACCTCGTAAAATTAGGGTTGTTTTCGATTCCGTTTATCCCTGACTCATTCCATGCCGTATAATATCCGAGTGAATAATATTTATTTGATTTGTCATCAATATAATTAACATTCATGAAACGATCTAAACGCGCCTGCCACATTCCCTGCGCATATTCACGCGATTGACGAATCATGGTGGATGCATAATCACGTTTTTTTAGGCCGAATTTTTTTCCTAATTTTTCTTTATTTACGTCGAATGCTGCGAGGGATTGTTCATAATAGTCATGATTAAATGGTTGATATTTTTCAATTTGTTTTTCGGTCATTTGATAAATTTTGCGTTCCATTTTTTTCTCCTTATCTTATATATGTAATATACCAAATCGCTTAGGATATGTCAAGCATTTTCATGATTTTTTTTATTATTTTTTAAAAAAAATTCATGCCCAAATTATACTTGACAAACTCATATTATGTCTCATAATCCGCCGCATGACGTATATTTCCGAGCGCAGAATCCGACTACAGAGGCAACTAACCCGCGTACAAGCCGCGCTTACCGCACTTTATGCGATGCAGACAGAGCAAGCCGGATTATCGGCAGAATCGTATTCGTTTGATTCGGGTGAAGGATCTCAACGCACCACTCGCCGATCCCTGAAAGATATTCTTGAGGATATTGCACGCCTGGAGGCGACAGAGGACCATCTTTACAACGAATTATCCAATATGGGCATAGTCTCTGTTCATTTCCGGAGGACATCGTAAATGCTAACCCCCTGGAACAACCTGTTCGGAAATACCGAACCACAGAAATCCACAAATCGCGGTATGCAATTTTTAAACCGAGTATTTGACCGCCTCACCACCCGTCATGTCGTCCATACCTACCCCGCCGGGAATGGCGTATCCGCGAACTACATTCCAACCACCAGTTACGGCACAAATTATTTTTCTGGCGCCAAGTTCCCCGGCGGCATAGATAATCCGACCCCGATAGATATCCATAATCATTATGCCATCCGCCAGCAGGTCCGTCGCGCCATGTACGACAGCATCGAGGGCCGCGCGCTCGTTACCACGATCGTCGACACCGTTGCTGGCACAGGCCCACGAGTAAAACCAACCCCGGTAGCTGAAATTTTAGGAATTACCCCGGAAGCCGCCGAGAAATGGGCCGAGGACGTTGAAACTCGTTTTCATTTATGGGCGCAATCGAAAAAAAGTCATCGGTCCCGTATCAATAATTTTTACCAGAATACCCGCCTTTATGAATTTTTCAAACAGCGCGATAATGACATATTTGTGCGTTTTTATTATGGTCGGGATTGGGATTCACTGGGACCCCTGCAAGTTGATTTTCTCGATCCGAATCAAATCCGTGGCGACGCCTACACCTCTACTCACGCACAGATGCCTGGTGATGATGGCATAAACCGCGATGCTGCAGGCCGTGAAATATCATACAAAATTTGGACAATTGGAAAAGAGGGTAAATATACCGAGACCACCGTCCCCGCAGTAGGCGAAAAATCAGGTCGTATAATGATGTTGCATGGCTTTAACCCCGAATACGCGGGGCAAGGGCGCGGATTCTCAAAACTCGTCCATATAATTCAGGAATTATCTGATCTCACTGGATTCAAAATCGCAGTATTACAAAAGGCAATAAATCAGGCCTCTATTATCGCCGCCATAGAAAATGAGCAACAGGATGCCTCGCAGCCCCTCGCCGGTCGCGTCGCTGGGCCAATAACTCAATATGGCACGTCTCAGGATTCGGAGGATACCCCCACCACCGGAAACACCAGCGAACCCGTCGCAAACTGGAACATGATGCATGAAGCGACACTCAGACAACCGGGCGTACTAGTCGGTAATCTCAGGCGCGGAGATACATGGAAAAATTTACAGGACACCAGCCCAACCCCCGGATTTGATGCCTATTGTGCGTCAGTATTTTCATATTTGGCCGCCTCTACTGGATGGGCGGTCGAACTTGTTCTTAAAAAATTCAGCAACTCATTTTCGGCGAGTCGTGCCACCCTTTTATTGTGTTACCGNACCGCCCAAATCGAACGCAATGAAACCCGTGCAGATTTTCTTGATCCGGTTTACGAAATGTGGTTATCCGAAGAAATCGCTGCCGGCCGCGTGTCTGCACCCGGTTGGTCAGATCCCATGCTCCGCGCCGCATGGCTTGCCTGTGATTGGAGTTCTGAACCAATGCCGAATATTGACCCACAGAAAACAATGGAGGCGGATAAAGGTTATGCTGCACTTGGTGCTCAAACACTTGATGACATAGCCCGTAATTTTAACGGATCCAGCGGTAAGGCAAACCGACAGAAAAACGCGAGGCAGTTTCAGGAATTACCGGAGGTGCCGTGGGAAAAAGTTCCGGCGGCGAACGTGAAACCAGAACCGGATAAAAATGAAGGGGGCGAAAACACGAATGACCAATAAAGAAACCCAGCAAATCGGTAAACTCACCGGCCAGATGGAAATCATCGTACAGTCCCTAGCTTCCCTACACGACAAAGTTGAGGCATTCCGTGACCGTTGCGATCCCTGCCGCAAGGACATTCTGGAAGCGGCAAAACAGGCGGCTCTGAATATTACCAATACAAAGAGTTTTTCTCTTGAGCGCTGGATTATGAGGGGTATTATTTCGGTTCTATTTTTAATGTGTGGGTATCTAATTATGAACCATTTTATGCCAAACGTGATTAATATGCCGGCAGCTGCAGAAATTCAGGCGATTGAAAAAAAGTAGTTGACAAAAAATTATTATGTCGCATATTGGAATAATAAAATTAGTAAAATTATTTACAAAATTGGCATCACAGAAGTTCACTGGTTCAGTTAGAATAATTTTTAATCAGGGAGGCATACAGGGAGTAAAGCAAGTTATTGAAACTAGTTGCAATCTCGAAAATATTTAACGGATTCTTTTAATCCTTATACCGGACGCTTGGCGACCGGTGACCGGACGTAAAACGACCGGTTTGGATAAGATTATTAAAAGCCCGTATCTGATACCAGGTACGGGCTTTTTTTATGCAAAAAAACATATGAAAAAAATAATTATATCAGGCGAAATCGGATGGGACGTAACCGCCAAAACAATACGTGAACAGCTCCAGGCTGCCGGCGGCGATGATATCGACGTTCACATCGCCACGCCCGGAGGATACGTCAGTACCGGTCTTGAAATCTATAATCTTTTCCGCGACTACAAACGCGACAATCCCGGTACACAGATGCTCGCAACTCTCAAAGGAATTGTCGCGTCTATGGGCACTTATTTATCGGTAAATCCTGTTTTTGATCTTGTTGTCGCCGAGGATAACGCTGTTTTTATGGTGCATAATGTATGGGGCGGCACCGCGGGAGACTACCGAGAAATGTCTAAATATTCCCTTATCCTGGAGGGCCTCACTAAAATAATCGCACAAGCCTATTCTGATAAAACCAAGAAATCATTAAAAAACATGCGTTCCATGATGGACGATGAGACCTGGCTTTTTGGCTCAGAAATAAAAGAAGCCGGATTTGTCGATGACATCATAAAAACAGAATCTGAACCCGACAAGGTCGCAGCGCTTGCCGAGGCAAAAATAAAATTCCAGGCAATGTCGAAGCGGCTCATTAACGAGAACAAATCTGATTATGAGCAAATCGCCGCGTCATTAACTGACGCCAATATGGCACCACCCCCCGCCTCAACCGCGGGTAATAATAATATTATGGAGGACGCAAACATGGCTTTAAAAGAGTTATTGCTCGCGAACCCCGCCGCGCAGAACGAATATAACGATGCTCTAAAGGCAGAAAAAGAGGCGGGAATAATTGAGGGCAAAAAATCATTACAGGCCGCGATCGACGTGGCCGCACCGTTTTTGAATTCCAAGACGTACCCGGACCCCATCAAAAACATGGCGGTCGAGGTTATCAGGGGCACAATGCAAGCCGAATCGTTACGGGCAACCGTAGCGGGTTTTGACGCGGTTATGGAAAAACAGAAATCTGACGACGCGAAGTCCGAGCAGAAAAACGATACCCCAGCTCAGCCGGACAACACCGCGCCGCTCCCTAAAGACGGCGTTATAACCGACGAGGCCTCGTACCAGGCCGAATTGAACCGAAGCAAGCAACTCGATGGCATGGAGGTAAAATAAAATGGCGGTACAAGTCAGACTTGATAATAACACGCTCCCGCTCGTCAGAAATGGCGTGCCGGAATATAGAAATGGAGTCATCACTCAGGACGCACAGCGCGCGGTGGATCTTTTACATAACACCGTAATGGCGCTTAATGTCGTTACTCTGCTTTACGTGCCCTGGAACAGCCTGGTTGCCCTTGAGGGCATGGCTATCCCTGTTGCCGTTTATGTCGGCGACGATATCCTAGCGGCCGATCTTGTGGCCGGAAATATCGAGGATTGCGCGATGTTGGTTGGCGGTGCCGCTGTTGAGGTAGATGAAAGCCTGCTCGTTTACGATCAGGATATTCTCAATCGTGACAGCGTTGTCGGCGTGACCAACGGCGAACTGATGCTCCGTGACAAGGGCTTTTTCATGATGGATACCGTCGACCAAACTTTACATGAAAACTAATGAGGAGGAATAAATAAAATGGCGACCCCACTTGCAGTTGACCAGTTTTCGAGATGGATGGCAGAAAAATTTGATGAAAGAAAAATTATCGGCGTCCCCACTGTTTTCCAATCGTTTTTCGGCAGGCCCGAGCACGGCAGCCAGACACGATATGAGGAAAACGCAGAAGTTGTTGAAATAGACATTATACGCGGTAACGAACGCACTGCCGCTCTTATACATCGCGGCACTAATGCGCAACACATGGGCGACATGGAGCCGAAAAACCGGGCGCAGAATTACAGCTCATTTTCGCGTCAGTACCCACTGGCGGAGGAGGAGTCCAGTATTAACGCTGCGCAGATTCTTTCCCGTGTTGCGGGAGAAAACCCCTACTCGGGACGCGCGCGCGTAGATCGTATGCGCGAGCTCGCCGGTGAGTATTACGCTGAGCACATACGGAAATATGTCCGCCTGTTCGAGGTTTTGGCGGCAATGTCGCTCCTTACGGGCCAACAACCAGCGATTATGGGAACGCTGAACGCCGATTTTATTTATGACTTCCGGCGTAATGTGGGCAATACCATAACCCCCGCGATTGCATGGGACCAACCCGGAGCCGATATTCTCGGTGATATTGATGGCGGTTGCGATATATTAAGGCAAAATGGTCATGTGACCCCGAACGTATTGTTCCTGGCGGGCACCGAGGTAAATTCGTTTATCAGCAATCCCACGGTTCAGACCCTGGCCGACAACCGCAGATTTGAGCTTATCAATGTTAATTCTGCTGTGCCGGTCCCGGCTAATCTGGCTGTGCTTGTCGCCGCCGGTGCAACTGCCCTCGGGCGTATCGTCACCCCGCGCGGGCGTGAATTATGGGTCATGACATATAATGATATTTTCACTGCGCCGAACGGGACGCCGACAAAATATTTGCCGGATGGTTGGGCACTACTCGCCTATTACGGTGCGCGTTGCGACAGATATTTTGGTCCCCCTGAACTGTTACCGATGGACCCAATATGTATGCAGATGTATCAGTTTTATTTCGGGTTTAATGCTATGGCGGTTCCAGTTCCCCCACTTGTAAAAAATGCGAGTGCTGTTATCAGCCCAGCGATGTTTTACAATAGTATGTTGAAATTGAACGACAAAGTAATTTCGATGAAAACACAATCGGCCCCGATTTTTGCGACGACCCAGACGGACGCATTTGTCACGTTTACCGGTCTTAGCACGGTGTCGTCATAAGGAGAATTATATGTTGATATGGAACGGTTCAGTCAGTTTATACGGTGACATTTTCAAGAAATTTCAGAAAAGAGCGGTATTGAGAGTCGGTAAAGATTTAATCGAGGCGGGGACGCCAATACCCGCTGGGTCTCTTACTGCCGAGCGGATCGATGACCTCAAAAAGCGCGGCATGATTAAAAACGTGGCCCCAGATGTGATAGCCGACGACGAACCGGAAGAAATACAGGAAGCTCCTGTTGTTGCGGACAAACCAAAACGCGGCCGAAGGGCCGGAGTAAAATCGGAGGTGAGCGATGTTGACGCAGGTTCCCAGGGGTAAGCGCGTCTACATAGGCGGGCACCGGTTTATCGAGGGAGAAGTAATCCCCCCGCATTTTGCGATAATTTTTCCCGATGACGCGGAGCCGGAAGTCATTGAGACTATGTCCACGGAACCGGTAGAGGAAAAACCGAAACGTCAGTATGTGCGGAAACCGAAGCCGGCCGATCCTGAATCCGTAACCCAAGAGGTTACAGAATAATGAAAGTTGAAATGACACGGGAACTTTTAAAAGAGCGTCTGGAAAAGATCGTCAATGATGTATCCAGTAATGTTCCCATACATTTAATCTCAATTGATTTGGGATTTGCATCATTGATTGTAGAACGTCTTGAACAGGCGAAATCTTAATGGAGAATCTCCGCGCCGCCATTGAAAATGATCTAGGAGACTCCCTTGAAAGTGAATGGAAAATGGCAGTTGAATTGACCTCGCCCGATGGAATCGAGCAGATTTACAAAAAAGGCGCGGAGCATATCCCCGCAAACCTTTTGGGCGGTCAGGTACTCTATTTCACCAGGCGCGTGGACCCTAACACCGGGGAAACCGTAGTAGTAAATCAGCCCGTGTGCACTCTCAGAATTTCTAGCCTTGATCGCGTGCCTCAGGACGGCGAGAAATGGTATATCAAAATGCCGACCTCGCCAGTCGTGGGTGCGCCATACGGCAAATTTGTTTTTACCACTACCCGCCCCACTGAGCACGGGACGGACATTGGATTTATCAGGATTTATCTGCAGCGTATAGAACAGGAGGGAGGCGCAGGGCCGGTATCGTCATGATGGATTTTGAAATTACAGTAACAGGATTTTTAATGATCGTTTTAATTTTGAGCAATACGTGGTATATCTCATGATGTTCCACACCGTAAAAAACGCCATAGTCCAGCTCCTCGGCGATAACGCACAGAGTCGTTTCCAGGTTATTGGCTATCAGAGGCAGGGCAAGGGCGCGAGTGAAACGCTCGGCATAAATCAATTCGTGCAGGTTTATTATTCGGGCGGAAGTTTTCCTAAATCAGCGGGACGACGTACCGGCACAAAAACCCACGACATCAAAATGAATATCAACCTCACCACCAGTGCCAAGGCCCAAGGCGATCTCTCTGTATTAGATGATCCCGGTGCAACTATCCAGGCCAAGGCCGCAGCCCTTCTTGCAGTACGTGAGGCCGCGGAAATAGCGGACAATCAGATGGACGCGCTTATTAAAGCAGTTTTTCAGATCCTACTGGACGCGCGAAATGATGGAATTGGTCTTGGAGTCGGTGAGGTATCAAGCCGGTGGATCGATGCCATTCAAAAAGACACTATGATTGACAGGGGCGATTTAATAGTGAAGACCGCAAATTTTGAATATTCTTGCAGAGTTCAAGAGGACGTTTTCGGGGATATCGGCGTGACGCCCGACCCCATGACAATAGATGCAGCGTTAAACGTGCCGAACACCGGCGCGGGTATATTAGTAGAAAACTAAGGAGGACAAATCATGACCATATCACCGTCAAGCCTCGCCGCCGGTAATTTAGTCGGCATAGAAAATCAAAAATTTGCGGTCACGGCATCCGTTATTCCGCAGAAAAATGTTATTATAGGCACTTACGATGAGGCCACCTTTGTCGGCATAGTTCCAAATGTTCCTATCCGGGTATTTTCAGCCGAGGACGTGGGCGGTAAGACCGGTTACGGTTTTATGCTCCACCGCCTCGCGCGCGCAATGTTCCGTGCGGGATCGGTTGAGACGTGGATTATACCACAGGAGGAAGGAGGTTCTGACCCAGACCAGGCGACCGGCACAATCGATTTTACTGCTTCCGTGGGTGTACTTGCCGGTACTCTCTCCCTTTATATCGCCGGCGATCGCGTGGCCGTGAATATTGCAGATGCCGACACTCCGACCGAAATAGGCGACGCAGTAGAGGCTGCGGTAAACGCGCTGGAATATTTACCGGTAACCGCCCTAAACGCTGCCGGAATCGTGACTTTTACCTCAAAATCAGGCGGCGTCTGGGGTAATTTCATCAGCATTGAAATCAATCTGAATTACGGTGAGGCACTGCCAACCGGCGTTGCCGCGGTAATTACCGACATGACCCTTGGCGCCGGTATCCCCGATATCCAGGACGCCCTTGACGCAATGGGCACCGGCGACGCGCAGAACGACAAATTTTTTACGAACGTCATCCACGGCTACGGCGCCGACACCGCGACTTTAAACGCGCTCAGCACTTACAACGGCACAGGCAATACGCTAATCGGTAACTACAAAAAAGAAATACATCGGCCTTTCCGTTCCCTTATCGGCGACACGACCCCGCTTACCGCAGGCTTAACCGCCGCCCTTGCATTTGCGGCGAACCGCAGGCTTGACCGTACAAATGGAAAATTATGTGCTCCTGGTTCCCCTAACCATCCCCAAGAAATCGCGGCCCAGGCACTCGGTATCATGGCGGTGATTAACAGCACGCGCGCGGAAGAAGGTTATATCGATAAGGTTCTTTCAGAAATTCTACCCGGTGCAATGGCTGACCGATGGACCAACGACTATGATAACCGCGATCAGGCAGTACAGGGCGGCGTCAGCACCACGTTTGTCAAAAACGGCGTATTTACCCTGCAAAATATCATCACATTTTACCGCCCGACCGACGTGGCCCCTGACTCCAACGGATACCGCGCGATGAGGAATATCAGCATAATACAAAATATTATGTACAATATCTGGCTGCTGTTTGAGCAGGTGAAATGGAAGGGCATCACAATTGTTGCTGACACTGCCAAAGTCGCCGATGTTGACAGCCGCAAAAAGGCCCGCGACGTAGGTGACGTTATCGATGATCTCCTGGCATACGCGGACGAATGCGCGGCCCATGCGTGGCTCTATTCCGCGGTTTACACGAAATCACAATTAAAACAAGGGGATAAGGTGGTGCTCCGGGCCGGTTTAACCGGTTTTGACATCACCTTTCCAGTGATTCTGTCCGGCGAGGGCGGGATTTACAACACTCTAATAACTTTTGACACATCAATCGCAATTTTACTACTCGGAGGTGAATAATGGGAAAGGCAGTTGGCACAATCAAAAAATTTACATTTGACGGCGTGACCTATGATGTCATGGCCGATACGAACATCAATTTCAAAAACTCAGATTTTACAAAAGAAGGCGTCCCCACCTCCGGGAAACCGCTTATTAAAATGACAAAGCGTCTGCGCGAAGTCGAAAGTTTGGTGCTGGGTTGCGAACCTGATGAAATGGAAGAATTAAGTGCTAAGGCCGATAGCCTGGTTGACAAGCCGATGGCATTCACACTGGCCGATGGTACTGTTTATCGCGGCAAAGGTCATATTGCGTTCGATGGCTATGAGTCCGATACCGGGAAAGTTACATTAAAACTTATCCCTACCGGAGAATGGACGCCGTTTCTGGCTTAATATTCCGTTACCATCAGCGGTAGAAGGATATCAGGGCTCGCTCATCCTGGCGGGCACTGTAAAATAATAAAATGCTACCTGTTTACATACTCATCCGCACCAGCTGCCGGCCGCGCTATTTTGCACGGATGATGGAAACGGTCAAATTTCAGACCTATAAAAACATCATCACAATAGTCCATAGCGATGACCCCAGGGATGAGTATGTAACGGGTGACATTATATTACATGGCACCGCGTTCGGGCTCGAATATGGGAACGGTACCTATAACCTTTACAACAACTCCCTACTGCGTGCCATTCCCAAGGGTCCGGGTTGGTTCCATTTTATTGACGACGACGACGAATACGCCGCACCCGATGTTATAGAAAAACTCGTCGCCGCCAGTAAGCCCGGTTCTGTAAACGTCGTTCACGTTCAACGCTTCATGCATCGCGGAATAGTTCAGTTCCCTGACAAATGGGGAACTCAGAAATCATATCAGACTGAATGCTTTTTTTTGCATACCGACCATAAGGCAAAAGCGAAATGGTGGGGAAACAAAGGCGGCGATCACCACTATTCAAAACAGTTGACGCGGATACTCCAGATAAACTGGATCGAAAACTTACTGATATGCAAAGCCCAGGAAGCAAAAGGCCACGGCAACAAACTCGACCTCGGCCTAAAAAAAGCACACCGAAAACTTGACTGGCCCGATGATAAACAAATATGTGTGCTCGGTCTTTTAAAGCAACCTCATGGACCAAAAGAGGAACGCATCAGGCAAGGTGAATTAAAATACATGGAATATGCGACCGCAATGAGACTCGAAAAAGAGGGATTTGTTAAAATCACCTATCCTTGTGAGTCAGTCCGAAAAAGTGCTGTTAGGCAAATATATCAATTAAAATAAGGAGATTTTTATGTCGTCAAATCCAGTACAAAACACTAAACCCACGGCGCCGCCAGAGAACGCAGGTATTCAGAACGAACCGAAGTACAAACTGTCGCCCGAGTCGGCCGCAAACGAACTGAAAAAGATGTTCGACTATTATGAAATCGACCTCGACGAAATCGAGGATGCCGATCTAAAAAAAGCGATCAAGCAGGGTTATGACCGGCTCATAAAGGCCGTGAGACTGGGCCGCCTCGAAATCAAAATAGAAAATGGAATCCGGGTGTATCAGCATTTACGTAGCGGAGGCGACCCCCTGGAATACCGAGAAATCGATGGCGCGTCAAAATCAGAAATGGCGGGCAAAGCCAAAGATGATTATTACGGCAAATCGTACGCGCTCATGGGCTCTCTGTCCGGCCTCGGCGAGGCCGCGATAAAGAAACTCAAGGGAGTTGACCTTTCACTCGCGGAGGTGCTGGGTCTAATTTTTTTAGCCGTATAGGTGCGGTATGGCAATGGATGGGAAATCTATTTTACCGGCACCAGCCAATTTCAGAGATTAAAAAACTCAGATATGCAGAATTACGAGAATGGAATGAGTGGCACGAAATGATGATAAAAGCAGAACAGGACGCGATTAATAAAGCGAAAGCGGGTGATAAAAAATAATGCCTGATTTTGCAGTCATGACCGCATTTAAAGCGAGCGACGGTGTGAGTTCGGTTTTTAACCGTATGGGCGGAGCAGCGGATCGATTCGGCCGTCGATCATCACGAGCTTTTAGTGGTGCGACAAATATGTTGCGTGGATTTTTGCCACTGTTATCAGTAGCAGGATTGATCAGATTTGCGGATCAATCTATTGATGCGTGGCGTATGCAGGAGACAGCGGTTGCAAATGTTGAGGCAGGATTAAAATCTACCGGCGGCGCTATCGGAATTACATCGCAAAAATTGCAGGGCATGGCTTCTGCATGGCAGGACATCGGAATTTTTGGAGATGAAACAATTTTGCAAAGCGTGACGGCGCAGTTACTAACATTTGGTAGCATCGGTAAAAAAAATTTTGATGAAATGCAGGGCGCTGCAATGGATATTACCGCAAAACTTTATGGCGTGAAAGCATCCGGGGAGCAATTGCGTGATGTTACAATCATGCTCGGAAAAGCTATGGATAACCCAACACGCGGTATGACTGCGTTGCGTAGGCGAGGTATCCAGTTCACCGATGCGCAGGAGCGTATGGTTACAGTTATGCAACGGGTTCAAGGTCGCGAGGCTGCGCAAGTATATTTATTACGAGAAATTGAAAAATTATATGGTGGCACAAATATAGCATTAAGAAAAACATCTGCCGGTATGGAGTTGGCGGCAAAGATTAAACTCGGTGATGTTATGGAGCGAACCGGGAAGCAACTGATCCCATTACAACAGGCATTTTTTGAAATTGCAATTTTGATATTACCAAAAGTAAATGCGGTTTTAGAAATTATTCTTCCTCTTTTAAGAGCTTTATCACCAGTTATTTTAGGAATTGTTGCTGCCTACGGGCTATGGAAAATAGCAACATGGGGAGTCATAATCGCGCAACATGCAATGAATATTGTATCATGGATAAAATATATTTGGATGATGCGAACAGTTATCATGACTGCAATAGCGCATACAAAATTATGGGCAATTGCTCAGTGGCTCCTCAATCTCTCACTCTGGGGCTGCCCGATAGTATGGATTATCGCCGGAATTATCGCTCTTGGAGTGGCTATAGTATTGCTCGTTAAATATTGGGATGATGTTAGTGCTGCGATGTCGACTGCATGGGAATGGATTAAAAGAATTGGTATTGACATTCTTGGTTTTTTTATGCCGCCGATAAATCTGGTTTTAGATGCTCTGGTATGGCTATTGGAACTGGCATCAAATATTCCGGGTATTGGTGCTAAACTCGCAAGCGCTGCGGCCGGTGTTAAAGATTTTCAGGCGGCTGCAAATGCTACGACTGCAAATTCTATGACATCACCGAATCAATCTGAGGTTGCGCGTGCTGCAGGCAATGATGTCGGGATAAATATTTATAATCAACGCGGAATTGAATCATCAGTTAAAACAACCGGTAAAAGTGCGGCGCCGATAAAAACATTTATGACTGGTGAAAATAGTTACGCATTTTAAAAATTATGAGCTGGTTAAACGAATTACGCGACGAAATCAAACTCACATCCCCCGACGGTGAGATATTCTATGCTAAGTGGCGTAGAAATGACCGTTCATTTCAAAAGAAGCTCGGCATATTCTCGCCTCCTAAATTCAAGGGAGATATTGTTCAGGATTTAAACGTCACGTCAGACCTGTATCCACTCAATATATTTTTTGATGGGCCTTTTAATAATACAGAATCTGAAAATTTTTTTCAAGCTTGCAAACAAACCGGCAAATGGGAGATCGTTCACCCGGCAAAAGGACCGATAATATTACAACTTGTCTCATGCAAGGAAATAATTGATCCTGTTGAGTCGGGAAACGTAACAGAATTTGAAACGCAATGGATCGAGCCCGCGAATATTGAAAGAAAAGTTTCAGTGGCCGAAGAAATAGAGACCATAAAAAATAAAGCCCTAGGTGCTATAGATTCTGCCCAAATCATTTTACAGCAACTAAAAACAGACGCCTATTCCCTCGTTCAGTCGTCCCTCAACACCTTCAACAAAATCACCGGCGCAATGGATAAAATTTTTAAAGAGGTAACGTCTATTGAGTCACTAGCAAAAGACTCTTATGACGCCGCCCGCGCGTCACTCAACGGTTTTCTCGCGGCCTATGGTATTGCCGACCCTGACCCCGCAGATATAGGCGAAGCTCTGACAAATCTAGCCATTGCCTCAGTGAATTCGTCCGATGACTTCAACACCCGACATACCACGATGGTATCATTCATCGACGAAATATTTCTCGCAGTGCCGGCCACCACTACCCCGGACGATTATAACAAAATCACCGGCATAGAATTCGCGGTATCGATCGCCCTCATCATGATCGCGCAGATCGTGGCAACGTCGAAATTCGCCTCACGCGCGGACGTGGTGTCCGCGATGGAAAATATTATCAATATTTTTAATTCTGTCGTGGCACAGATTGAGGAGTCGCAAGAAGCGTTTTCAGGAAAGGATATTGACTTTCAGTATTTTAGCCAGATACCGACGTATAGCGCGTTGATATCGCTTTATAGTACTACAATGAATTATTTGATAAGTCAATTTTATAATTTAGTTGTCGAGCGGAGATTTTACACAAAGACGCCAAGATCGCCAATTGAAATTACGTGTACCGAATATGGGTCAATGGGTGAAAATGATTCAAATTATGACTTATTTATTTCATCTAATCATTTATCTGGAAACGATATTTTACTTTTACCAGCAGGACGTGAAGTGGTAATTTATATATGAATGGAATAATTTATAAAGCCATAAATAAGATCAACGGAAATTGTTATATCTATGGTTGATGAAATCACAGGTAAAACCCCGAACGACCTGACGCTCTATGTCGACGGCAAGGAAATCACTGTTGAAAGCGCGCGCTTCCTCCGTACCCTCGACACGTGCGCCGATGCCTGTAATGTGACCTTCCCCTGGTTCCCCGGCGACGATCTAGATATTGATTCAAAAACAAAGCCTTTTTCGTATTCTCCCACCGGCCTTTATCTCGGCGGAAATCTTCAAATGGAAGGCATTTTATATAATAGCACCCACAAACTGGAAAAGAGCGGACGCGCTAAAGATCTCGAAATTTATTCAAAGACCGCAGATATCATTGACTCAACAGTGATTCCTCCCTATGAGGCTGCGAATATATCATTGAAGGACCGGTGCAAACAACAATGCGAGCCGTTTAAAATTGATGTATTGGTTGGCGAAGGAGTCGACCTTACACAAATTAAAAAAGTTCAGGTGCCGATATATGAGCCATCGCGCATCAATAGAATTGTTCCGTTTTATATGTTGGGCATTCGTCAATTTCCGCAGATGCGTCAAATGGCACCATCTGCTAAAATAGAAGAGACACAAAAATTTAAAACTGTTGTAACCCGCGAGGAACAAAAATTTTCCCGCGTAAGCGCAGAGCAGACCGAGAAAATTTTTGGCCATTTAAAAAAATTAGCCGCCCAGGTCGGAGTGTTATTATCCTGCACAAAAAACGGAGACCTGTTACTCATTAAACCCAACGTAAACGGCAAGTCAATCGGTACTATAAATGAGGAGCACCCGTCAGGCGACAATGATAAATATTTAATAGAATTTAATGGCCGTGAACGCTGGTCACGCTATCGCGCAATTGCCACGTCGTCAAAACACTCAAAAGCCGCAAAAGTCGGAGTCGCAAAAGACGACGTAGTCAGGGCCCCTCGTATCCTCACCTTTAGGGCTGACGATAGTATCCCCGGAGAGGCTCTAAACTGCGCGGAATGGCGACGCAACAAAGCGGCCGCGGACTCGCTGTCTATCCCTTTCCCGGTCAATAGTTGGTACGGGCCCGATAATAATTTATGGTGCCCGAACACAAAAGTTACGGTCGTATCTCCCACGATCGGTGCCAAGGATGGATTTGATTTTTTGATATCACAAGTTGAGTTTCGTTTTGAGAAATCTGGGACGACGGCAATATTGAAACTTATTCCCCCCACTATGTTTACGACTGCGAAAGTTGAGGAGCCGTGGCTATAGGAATTATTACAGGACGTAAGGTCGAGAAAAACCGAGATGGCGATAAAGACCGCATTATACTCCAGGTTGAAATGATGGAGGACGAGGATGACGTGCGTGCCGTCGAATTATTTTCACAGGCCGGCGATGACGTAAATCCTGCCGATGGTTGCCGTGTATATATCCCGGACGACGTGATATCTAAAATCGGTATCGCCGTATCTGACGACATAGCCCCAGAGTCAGACCCTGGCGAGCGCGAAATATATTCTACTGACGACCCTGTTTCAACTAAAAAATCCCGCACAAAATGGACAAAAGACGGCGACATTATCCACGACGCAGACGGTGGCGCAAAGATCGAAATGGATCATGGCGGCGACCTCACCCTTAATGAGGGAACTGATCATGCCGTCAGATTTTCAGAATTAAAAGACGCATTTGATGAATTGCAAAATGACATGACCACCCTTAAAAACGTGTTTTCAACATGGGTAGTGGTCCCGATGGACGGCGGCGGAGCTCTCAAGGTTGCGGCTGCGGTATGGGCGGGGACTCCACTTATTGAGAATATAGACGATGCCAAAATAGACGACATCATGGTGCCCGCGCCATGAGAAATAAAATTATTTTAGCCCTACTTCCCTGCATCATCTGGGCACTAGCCCCACCGGTTATATTTGTGATTTTATTTTCACGCCTTAAACGTGAACGGAGGCGACGACATGACACTCGATAGATACAGCGGAGATCCCGCGATCCGTATTACCGAGCAAGGCGCGTCTATGAAATTTGTCGGCGGCGAGGTTATAAAAGACCAAGGTCTTGAAAACCCCGTCACCATCTCCCTATTCACAAAAAAAGGCTGGTGGGGTAACACTCTGGTTACTGAGGACGCTAAACGCATTGGTTCAGAATTTGAGAAAATCAGGACTATCGTTGACGTGCAGACCATTAACGATGTCAGGGACGCGGCGAAGCTTGCGATACAGTGGATGCGCGACAACGGAATAATCAGCAAGGCCGACATTACCGTCACCAATCCGCGCCTTGATAATATTCAGACCGCGATTATTATGTATCCCCCAGGTCAAGATTTAATAAAATTCCTATTCACAAAAAACGGGCTACACTGGGTAGGTCAGACCCTTTCCCCGGCCCATGAGAGGTACGTCTGATGGCATATACCATCCCCACAACACAAGAATTATACGAGGCCCATGTTGCCCGCCTTGAGGCACGACTCGGGCAAAATGCGCCGATATCAGACCGGGCGTTTATCCGGGTGCTGGCCGCATGTGAATCCGCACTCGACATCGGCCATTATAAATACGCCGCCGATGCCGTTTTACAAAACATCGCCCTTACTGCAACCGGTACGGGCCTTGACCGCATAGGTAATGACAATGCGACGCCCAGAAAACTCGCAGAAACAGCCGTCATTACCGCCACCATTCCCGCAACCGCCGGCACGATAATTCCCGCAAACTGGGAATTTGTCGGAGACGCAAACGGCGTGAGATATAAAAATGACGCCGCCGTAACCGCCATAGCCCCAGGTACAGCGTTTCTAACGCTGCGCTGCGCCGAATCGGGAGATGCCGGAAATCTTGATATTGCCGACACCCTGTCAATATCGGCGCAGATAGCGGGCGCACAGACGCAGGCGACCGTCACTGGTACAACACAAACCGGTGTAGACGATGAAACTGACGCCGACTATCGACCACGTGTATTATTTGCGCAGCGCGCTATTACGGGCGGAAGCAACGCCACTGACCATAAAATATGGGCTGAGGCAGTGGTGGGTGTGCGCCGGGCATTTCCCTACTCTGGCAGTCCCGGATTTGCAACCTCATATCCCGGAGAACGCACCGTCTATGTCGAGTCCGTGACCACGATTGACGCAGACGGATTAGCCCCTGCGTCGCTTATTGCGGATGTGCGTGAAGCCATTAATACCGACCCACTAACCGGAAAAAGCCGCATGATATTAGGCCTTACCGATGCAACGCTCTATGTGCAATCAATAACGCGGCAACCATATTTTGTCGAAATATCAAATTTACTGAGTGCGCCCGCAATTACTGCGGCCATTAAATCGGATATCGACATCGCCCTTGACCTATATTTTCGCACTATCGCGCCTTTTATTGATGGCGTTGACGTACCGCAAGAGCGCAATGACGCTATTACTTCAATTTCAGTCGCCGATATTGTACAGGATGTTTTATTCAGCTATGGCGCAACCGCCGATACCATTACATTCGGTATTTTACCAGGAATTAGCATTCCCTATTCATTACTCAATCCCGGCGTGCTCGCCAAATTAGGATCGGTAACCTATGTCTGAAAGTTTTATCCGCGACGTACTTGATCGTTTACTCCCCGAGGGTGCTGCGTGGGTTCCTGCGACCGCCGACGATTACGACCTGCTCCTTGAGGGCGTGGCTGACAACTCCGAAGCGGTCCGGCTCGATATGGATAAATTGCGTCATATCAGAAATCCAAAATTGACTCCGATACTTTCCGACCTTGAAAAAGAATTTGCGGTAATCCCGTCTGCTACCGCTACCGAAGCCGAACGGCGCCAGAGACTCGCGGCATGGATGTTTAGGCGCAATGGACAACCGACGTATGAATTTCTTGAAGAAAAACTCATCGAGGCAGGCTTTGATGTTCATGTATGGCCGAATGATCCGATAGTCGATCCCGCCATATTTTTACTGCAAGCGTTTATGATGACTTGCGGTGATTTTCTCCCATCCGGTAACGAGGCGCAGTGCGGCGAGCCGGAAGCAT